GCACCCGGAGGAACTGGACCAAGTGGAGCTGGCGTAAGTTCGCTTGCATATGGTGCCGGTGGATCGGGTGGTGCTCAATCAACTACTACTGGTTATGCTGGCGGAAATGGAGCGTCCGGTTTAATTGTTATTGCATATAATTATATTGCTTCAGGAACATTATTATCTACATATTGTACTGGCTTTGATTTATATGGAACCTATGCTGATGGTGCTGGTGGCACATATAATGCATTGATAGCATATAATAGTGCAACTTGTGGTTATGCTGCTGCTGGCGGTTCTTCAAATTTCTTTAACTTTTTCTAATTATATAAATAAAAGAAAAACAAACAGGGGATAGTGAACCATGTCGGATAACAGTTTCGTAGTCAAGAACGGACTCGTGGTAAATTCAACGTTTACTGCTAATTCTACGCAATTTGGTTTTAGTTCAATTAATTCTACATCTAATGGATTTTTTGCTAACTCAACTGCAATTCAAATTGGTAACTCTTCCATTAATTCTACAATAAATTCGACTGCTTTTAATGGTATTACAAATAATGCATTATATCTTGGTGGCATAAGTGCAACTAATTATTTACAGTCTACAGCACAAGCAGTTGATTCTGCCAAGCTTGGTGGTGTTGTAGCTGCAGCATATATTAACAGCACTGGTTCTTATACAATTACTGGTGTTCATACTTATAATGCTAATCTTGTATTGAGTACAATTACTGGTATTTCTGCGAATAATACTTACGGTACAAATGGTCAATATTTAACTACAAACAGTAGTGCTGTATATTGGTCATCTCCAAAACTATCAGCAAACAGTAGCGGCGGTACAGGAGCTGTTCAGTATTATAATGGATCAATACTCGGCTCATCAGCTGGTATAAATGTAAACGATTCAACTAATACAATGTTTTTCGGTAACACATCTGTAAGCGCCACTGTAAATTCTACTGCATATACTGGTTCTGCAAACAATGCAGCTTATCTTGGTGGTCTTTCTTATACTGGCTATATTAACAGTACCTCTTTAACTACTACTCTTGGCAATTATGTAAACACATCTTCATTAGCATCTACATTAACTAATTATGTAACAACAACTAGTCAAGCAGCTGATTCTGCTAAACTTGGCGGTATTCTTGCTGCAAATTATGTTAACACTGGCGGTAATTTCGTTCTTGGTGGTACAATTGGTTTTAGTAATTCAGTATCGGTAAATGGTGCATTTGCAGTTGCTAATTCTATTTCTGCTAATGGTGCAGGTATTACTGGTACAGCTGGACAAGTACTTACTTCTGGTGGTGCTGGACAAAATGTATATTGGACTGCTGCTGTAAACACTGCCAATTCATGGAATTGGTCTAATACACAAACATTTACAAATCAAGTAACATTTAATGGTGCTATTGTAAGTACCAATAGCGTTAGTGCTAATGGTAGCACTGGCACAGCTGGCCAAGTTCTTATTTCTGGCGGAGCTGGTCAAAATGTTTATTGGAGTGCTGCAGCTGGCGCTAATAATAATGGCGGCACAGGTTCTATACAATTTTATAATGGTATTAATTTTGGTTCTGTTACTGGTTTATCTTTTTCAGCAAGCAGCAATACTTTATCAGTATCTAATACTATCAATATTGGTAGTGCTACTATCAATTCTACATCATATAGTGGAAATGCTAGTAATGCTAATAATGCAACTTACTTAGGTGGTTATTTATTTACTTCTTACGTAAATAGCACAAGCATATCGAATTATGTGCAAAAAAGCGATACTTTTTATATCGGCACAACTTCTATTTCGCATACAAGAAATTCCGGTAGTCAAACATTAACTGGAACTAATATTGATGGTAATGCTAATAGTGCCACTAATTTTTCTGGCACTTTATCATTATCTCAAGTTACGACTGCTTTAGGATTTACACCAGGCATAGGCACAGTAACATCTGTAACAGCAACAGCGCCAATAACATCTTCTGGTGGAGCTACTCCTGTAATTGCAATTTCAGCTGCAAGTGCATCTGCGAACGGATATTTATTAGCAACAGATTGGTCAACATTTAATAATAAACAGGCAGCATTACCAGCTGCTACAAGCACAGTATCTGGTTATTTAACTTCAACAGATTGGTCAACATTTAATAATAAACAGGCAGCATTAGGATTTACTCCCGCTCCCATAGCCTCACCAACATTTACTGGTACAGTTACTATTCCATCAGGTGCTAGTATTTCCGGTTATGCGCCGCTTGCATCTCCAACATTTACTGGATCGCCAACAGTACCAGGTTATGCTACATTAGCTTCGCCAATATTTACGGGTTCAATAAAAAATAATGGTAATTATTACGCTAATGCATACTCATCAAATACTACAATTAATTGTAGTTTATCTAATTATTTTATTGTTACGGTTGCTACATCTGGTACATTTACATTCAACAATCCTCCTGCTTCCGGCAATTTATATACTATGGCTATTAAAGTTTCTAGTGGTGGTACTGCTCCAACAATAACTTGGCCAACAACTGTAAGATGGCCAAATGCATCTGCACCTACTCCATCATCAAATACTGACGTTTGGGTATTCCTTACTGATGATGGTGGTACAAACTGGCGTGGTTCTTTAGCAATGAAAGATAGTAGATAATGTTATTATTTAATTTATTATTAGCAGGTAGTTACACGTATACTGTAAATTTCCCAACAACAGCTTCTGATGGCACACCATTTAACTGGAGTATAGTTGGTGGACAACCAGGCGAAGGGTTTTGGGCAACTACAACAGCTCCTGGTTATCCAACATACGGTTCTTCCAGTTCATATTATGGAACTTTAGATAGCAATGGAAATGCAACTATTACTGGTTGGGATTTTAGCCCTAATAATGGCACATATACTGTTACCATTCATTTTCAATATGGTACAGTAGTCAATAAATCAATTACAGTTGCTCAGGTTCCTATCACATATACCACTAATTTAAATTCTGTTACTTATGGTGCTGGTGCATTTGTTGCTGTTGGCGCTTCAGGATCTATATTACGTTCTACTGATGGCACGAAATGGCATGTAGTTTCTTCTGGAGTTACTACTTTTTTAAGAAAAGTAGCATATTTAAATAGTTATTTTATCGCTGTTGGTGATTCTGGTACTTTTTTATATTCTACCGATGGTATTACCTGGACTGCAAATACCAACGTAAGTAGTAGTTTCAATTTATACAGTTTATCATGGAATGGTACATATTATCTTATTGCAGGTAATAATGGAACTGCTCCTATAGTTTATGCTACTACTAGTACTAGTATATCATCAACTTTTTCAAATATGGGTGGTACTACACTCGGCGCTCTTTCTTCTGGCACAGTAACTGCTGTTTATTATGCATATTTTAGACATTACGCTGTTTTATCTACAGGAGTAATTTATGGTACTACAGCACCAAATTATCCAGCAGCATGGGTAGTAGAAACTCAAACAGCTGGAACTCCTGTTAGTAGTTTTTATGGTGTAGCAGCGCATCCTTCTAATTTGAATGCTATGGTAGTAGGCACAAATTCTTATGTAAAAACTACTAGCAAAACTACAACAGGTGGGTTTCAATGGGATTACCAATATTCTACATTACCAGCATCACCAGGAACTACTTTACGTAGCGTAGAATTAATTGCATTGTCTCCTACTCCTTTTTTTGTTGTAGTAGGAGATAATGGAACTATACTAGCATTAAATTCTACCGTAACAATGGACACTCCAGGAGAAGTTACTCTAACCAATTATTCACCTTCAGGTGTTACTACAAGCAACCTTTATGATGTTGCTTATAATGGTTCTAATTTATTAGTAGCAATAGGTGTATCAGGAACAATTATCAATGCTTCCGGTTTAGGTAGCTGGACTATGGTTAATAATGGAAGTACAGTAAAAAATGTCTACACCCCTTGATAATATTTTCGGTATTGTAGAAAATAATAAAGTAGTTAAATATCCTTCTGATCCTCGTTATGATTTAACACATGTTTCGTTTCCTTTAAATTGGCAAGGTGGATTAATTGAAGGCATTAAATATGTTAAACTTGTAGAAAATGATAGACCTATTTGTAATTTTGGTTGGGAAGTTATTGAAACTGAACCAACATATGCTAATAATACATTAATTCAAAATTGGAAAATACAATATATCGGTCCAATAAAAATTAAAATGTTAATAGCCAAAAAACGATATGAAATTGAAACAAATGGTTTAATGATTGATGGTAATTACTATAAAACTGACAGAGATTCGCAAACTAAATATTCTATAATGGCATTAAATAAAATAAAAACATATTGGAAAATTGATGAGTTTAATTTTGTTTATGCTGACATGAAAGTAATTGATAAAAAAATAAGAAATTTTGTACAAGCCTGTTTTGAAACAGAACGTAAATTTTTTGAAATAATTGATACTGACGATTTAGAATTGATAGCAAATACAAATTTCGAAACAGGTTGGCCAAGTAACACATAGGATTAAAAATGGCAATTCCAGCATCAAGAGCAGATTTCAAGGAATACTGCCTACGCAAATTAGGTAAGCCAGTTATTGAAATTAACGTAGACGATGATCAGGTTGATGATCGTGTTGACGAAGCATTGCTTTATTTCGCTGATTATCATTTTGATGGTACTGAAAAAACTTATTACAAATATGCCGTAACACAAACTGATATAACAAATACATACATTACTTTGCCAGAAAATATTATTGGTGCTATTAATATTTTCCCAATCGGTCAAGGTCTTAATACTAATAATCTATTCAATATCCGTTATCAGATCGCATTGAACGATCTTTATACGCTTACCTCTGTTTCGATGGTACCATATTATATGGCTCTATCGCATGTTCAGTTCTTAGAACAAATGCTTGTTGGTCAACAGCCTATTCGTTATAATCGTCACGTAAATAAATTTTGGATTGATACTGATTGGAGTATTATGAATGTTGGTGATTATATTATTGTAGAAGCTTATAGCGTTGTTGATCCTGATACATATACAAGAACATGGGGTGATCGTTGGTTAGCTCGTTATGCTACTGCTCTTATTAAACAGCAGTGGGGTTCTAACATTAAAAAATATCAGGGTATGCAACTTCCTGGCGGTTTAACTTTTAATGGTCAAGCGATTTATGATGAAGCCACAGAAGAACGTAAAGAACTTGAAGCTGAAATGATTACTAGCTATTCATTGCCAATTACAGATATGATCGGCTAATTGTATGGCAACCAATTTTTTCTTCAATAATTTCCAATCATCTCAGGAGCAATATCTTCTTGAGAATTTAATTATTGAAGCAATTCAAATTTATGGTGAAGATATATTTTATGTTCCACGTAAAATTGGAAATTTTGATCAGTTGTATACAGCTGACGATCAATCTGTTTATGATAAAGCATATGAAGTTGAAATGTATATTAAATCCGTTGATGGGTTTACTGGTGATGGTAATTTCATGTCTAAGTTTGGTCTTGAAATAAGAGATCAAGTAACATTTTCAGTTTCCCAAAGAGTTTGGCTACAAGAAATTGGAACAAATATAAATCAAGTAAGACCTAATGAAGGCGACGTAATTTATTTTCCATTAAATAAAAAAATATTTCAGATTAAATCTGTAAACAAACTCGAAATGTTTTATCAGTTAGGTGGATTACAAACTTGGGAAATGACCTGCGAATTATTCGAATATTCTGATGAAGTATTTGATACCGGTATACCTGAAATTGATATTCTTCAAACTAAATTTTCAACTAATATTCTTGATTATGCTATTAGAGATGAAGATGATACACCATTAACCGATGAAGATGATAATTATCTTGTTGTTGAAAAATATAATCTTGAGGCTATTGTTCCTGGAGCAGAAAATAATACATTGATTGCTGGATCTAATAATTTTGCATCAGGCTCGAGTAGTTTTATTGATTTTAGTGCAGTAGATCCATTTAGTGAAGGTGTTGTATAATGTTCAATCAAGTATATTATTTTTCTACTATGAGAAAATATGTTACACTTTTTGGTACTTTATTTGATAGTATTAGTATTACCAGAACTAATAGCGCTGGTAAAACTACAGAATTTATCAAAGTGCCAATTACATACAGTCCAAAAGAAAAAATGTTAGCACGTGTTGGCGCTGATCCTAATTTAGATCGTCAAACAGCCACACCAACAATGCCACTTATGGCATTTGAAATGACTGATATTGCATATGATGCTGACAGAAAATTAAATACTGTAAGAAAATATTCAGTTGTCAATGATACAAATTCTGAAATTTTAAATTATCAATTTGTTCCTGTGCCATATAATTTTGGATTTAGGCTCCACATTATGGTTAAAAATGCAGAAGATGGTACTAAAATCGTAGAACAGATTCTTCCATATTTTACACCAGATTGGACAACAACAGTCAAACTTATACCTGAAATGAATGTTACTATGGAAATTCCTGTAATATTAAATGACATTTCACAGGATGATGTTTATGATGGTGATTTTAAAGACCGTAGATCTTTAACATGGACTTTAGATTTTACTCTTAAAGGTTATATTTTTGGACCAGTAAAATCAGGCAAAATTATTAAATTTGCCAATAGTGTATTTTATACACCAGAAGGCGTATCTGATGGTCAATTAGCTAATTATGTTGGCAACACAGATCCTTCTGCATTTTTACAAACACAACCTGGTCTAACACCGAGCGGCCAACCAACGTCTAATGCAGCATTATCAATTGATCCTAATTTAATTACTGCTACTTCTGATTTTGGATATGTTTTAAATACAACTGATGTGAGCACATGACAACTGGAAACAACAACCCAATATTTAATGCATTAAATTTAGCTCCAATTAATGATCCTGTGAAAGCAATAGTTGCTAAGGCTCATGATGATTCAGCTAAAACTGATTTTGAAATGGCACGTGGGAATATCCATGAAGTTATTCAAAATGGCACATATGCTATGGAAAAGTTAGCACAGATAGCAGACTCTTCTCAACATCCAAGAGCATTCGAAGTTTTGGCTAAATTAATGGATACGATGCTCCAGGCTAACAAAGATCTTATGGAACTTCAAAAACAAATTAGAGTAATCAGTGCAGTTGATTCACCAACTAACGAACAGGCTCAACAAGTAACAAATAATCTTTTTGTTGGTTCCACGGCTGACCTTCAGAAAGCTATTGAGGAAATGAAAAATGGTGGATCTAAGTAAGCTTCGTGGATATAACGGCAACCAAAATCTTAAACGATCAAACCAATCAATTGAATGGACGCCTGAATTAGTTGGTGAATATGTAAAATGTTCAGAAGATCCGATATATTTTATCGAATCTCATATGAAAATTATTAACATTAATAAAGGTTTGGTTAGTTTTAAACTGTACGATTATCAAAAAGAGATGATCACAGCTATGAAAGAAAACCGTTTTAATGTTATTGCTACTGCTCGTCAGGCAGGCAAATCAACAGTTACCTGTGGATTTATCCTTTGGTATATTATTTTCCACGCCGATAAAACTGTTGCTCTATTAGCTAACAAAGGCGAAACGGCTCGTGAAATTCTCAGTCGTGTTCAGCTCGCATACGAGCATTTACCTCGTTGGTTACAACATGGCGTCAAAGAATGGAATAAAGGTTCATTCGAACTTGAAAACAATAGCCGTGTTATTGCAACAGCAACTTCTGCCTCTGCTATTCGTGGTTACT